GCGTCGCGGTCGGGCGCGAGCGGCGAATCGCTGTTGGCGCGGATCTGGTCGTCCACGTCTTTGTGCAGCGCCCACACGTCGCAGTTATACGTGCCGGTGGAATCCAGCCCGTAGCCCGTGCCAGCGGACTCGGTCGCGAGCGCGCGCTTCTGCATTTCGTCGCGGTTGAAGTCGGCGCGCTTGTAGGTGTAGTACAGGTCGCTTTTGCTTTCGACGGGAATCCCAGGGAATGCGCGGTCGGCGACGAACTCCACGCCGGCCGCCTCCTGGCTGTACGCCACGGAAATGTTCGTCAGCGGGCGGTTCACATGGACATCGCCCAAAGTCGGTTGAGGCATTTAGGTTGTTCTCCTTTTCGTGAATTGAGCGATTACAGCTTGCCCTTCTGTTGAATGAGCGCCGGGATAATGACTCCGGCAGCCCCGGTTGCCAGCGCTCGACCGAGGATCTTGTTGCCGGTGGTGGCGGTGACCGCCTTGCCGTTGACGTCGGTCGCGAGCAGATCGCCGGCAGTGACGCCGCCCGTACCGACGACGAGCTTGCTGACGCCGAGGATGCCGACTTCGCCGGCGACACCGGCCCCGTTGGGTTTGTCCTGGAGAATGCCTTCGGCTTCGCCGCCCGCCGACGGCAACGCGAGCTGCCCGCTCGAATTCACCGCGACGAAGCAGAACTGCGAAGCGCTCAGGTCCGCGCTCGCCGGCGCGCTGATGGTGTGAAGAGTTTGTTCGTAAGCCATGGTGGTGTGCTCCTTCGGTTGGGTTGGTTACCGCGCCAGGCGGACGCCCGCCGCCTCCAGCGTGGCGATCAGGCCCTTGGCGTTGTGCTGCGCGCGGAACGCCGCATACGCCTCGGGGTGTTCTTCGAGCATCTGCGCGTAGGCGCGCTCCTTGGTCACCCGCGTGGCAGTACCGGAGACGTACAGGCCGTTGGTCACCTGGCCACGGTTCTGCCGCGCCAAAGAGACTGCCTGAGCCTCTAATTCCTGCACGCCGCCGGAACCGGCGTTCGGATTCACGTGCGAACTGATCATGCGTTTCTCGCTTTCCGCGACGCGGGAACTGGTCAGAGCCTCGCTGACCTCCGCGACGCTCATGTATTCGCCGCGCGGGTTCTTCAGCATCAGGAACTCGGCGGCCTTTTCCGGGCAACCGGCCATCTTGCAGAGCGCCGCGATGGCCTGAATGTCGGTTTCGGCCCGCATACCCTTCAACGGTTCGCCGGAGATGGGCAGGACGGTGGCGGCGGCCTTTTTGGATTTCGCTTCTTCCTTGTCATCGTCCTCGTCGTCATCCGCGGGAGGCTTCTTGCCCTCGCGCTCCTTCGCGTCGTCTTTCTTCGACTTTTTGTCGTCAGCCTTTTCGTCGCATTCCCTTTTCGCGGCGAGGGCCTGGGGATCTTCTGTCATGTGTTCTCCTCGGGTTGAGATTGCGGCCCGCGTTCGCGAACCGGTTTGCGTTTGTAGTTGGGTCAGCGCGTCCTCGAGCGTGCCGACCTGGTCAGCCAGTAGCGGCAACGCGTTTTCGGCCCACAGCAAACCCGCCTGCGTCCCTACAATCGCCTTGGTGCTCGCCTTGCGATTCCGCGCTACCGTTTCGACAAAGATCGCGTACTCGCGATCCACCTCCGCCTGGATGTCGCCCCTGGCGCTCTCGCCCAGCGGTTCGTGAGGGTTGCCGTCGACCTTCTTGTCGCCGGCGAAAATGAACGTGTACTTTGCGCCGATTTCCTTGTCGAACTCCGACTGATCCACGTGCAGCGCGTATACGCCGATCGATCCGACGGCGCCGGTCCGCGTCACGAACACCTTGCTGGCCGAACTCGCGATCGCATAGGCGGCCGACAGGGCGATGTCATTCGCGGCGGCATACACCGGCTTCACACCGCGGATCGAGTAGATGTAGTCGGCAAGTTCGAAACAGCCGGTCGTCTCGCCGCCCGGTGAATCGATATCCAGCAGAATGGCGCGCACGCTGGCATCGTCCACCGCCCGCGCCACCTGGCGTTGAATCTGTTCGTAGGAACTGGCGCCGCTCCACGCGGACAGGAACGATTCCTTCTTGAGCAGAGTCCCTTGCACGGGGACCACGGCCACGCCATCCAGCACGGCGTAGTCCCGTTCGTCACCGGCGTCCGAGTAGCGCGCCATCAGAGTGGCAGTTGCATCCATCGGCACGCGTCGTGCGAGCACGGCGTCGGGGTCTATCCCCAGACGCGGCCCGAGTGCCTTGATGATCACTTCCAACTTGGGCGGGTGAATCATCAGCGGGCAGTTCACGAACCGTGATGCGACGTGAGTCAGCGTCACTGAACTTCCACCTTTCCGCTTGCGGCGTCTTTCTCCACTTCTTCCTCCGTCATCCCGGCGTTCCGTCCCGTGAGGATCTTCCGGCCGTCGGAGTCATACGAGAGGCCAAGCCGATCCGCCCGGTCGTTGTCAGCCTTCTGCTCGGCATCGATCACCGTCGCGTCGTACCCTTGCGCCGCACACTCGATTGAGCGAGTCGACAGGCCATCCCGGATGGCACGCTCGGCAGCCTTCATGTCCTTCTCCGGATCGACCCACGGCCAGCCCGGCGTTACCCACTGCGCCTCTTCAAACGGCGCGGGATCGTTGTCGTAGGCGTTCAGCAACTCGACCCCGAACACCATCGCGAGCATTGCCTCCCGCAGCCAGCGGCGATAGATCGGATGGCAGACCTGATAGATGAAGACCGAATACTGGAACTGCTCGCACTTGCGGCGAAACTCCAGCAGGCCCGCGCGGATCGACGAGTAGTTGATCCCGGAGAGGTCCCCACTGATCTGGTATTCCGCCAGACCGGCGCCGCTCGCGAACGCCTGCAGACACGCCCGCACGAACGCCTTGTAATCTCCGCTGTCCTTGACCTCCGCGAACTGCACCTCTTCGCCGAAGCCCAGCACCGGGAAGGTGCCCGGCTCCAGCTTGGAGATTTGTGTGCCCGGGTCGGCCTGGCTCTGCCCGGTCGAAGTCTGATCCGGGGCCATCACCGGGTTGTCCGGACTCACCTGCTTGATGAAGCCGGTGATCATCGCCGAGATCTTCTTGCGGACGATCTCGGCATCCGTGTACTGCTCCAACTCGTAGAGCTTGGCCAGCACCGTGGTGAGCCAGGGCTGGCCGCGGAACTGACCGGCGCGGATCGGTTTGTACACGTGCAGGACGTCGCTCGCCGGCACGCGCTCCACCTGCAACGACTCGAGCGGGTAGAACATCGTCTCGCCCGGGTGCGCGCGCCAGAAGTGGTACGCGGCGCGGCGGCCGTCCGGCCGGAACTCGACTCCGCACCGCACGCGATTCGCCTCCGGCACATCCTGCGTCGGCTGGTTGCGCCACAGTGGTAGCTGTTCGGCCTCGATCAACTGCAACTGAATCGGGACGGAAAGCCCTTCCTTCGGCGATCGCGGCCGGAAGCGTACGAAGCATTCGCCGGCCTCCATCACCTCGCGGGCGATGATCATCTGCTGGCCATAGAAGTCCGTCTGCCCTGACGCCGGATTCCGCGGGTCGTATTCGACATCCGATTCCCGAATCCATCGCGCCCACTTTTGCCGGATCAATTCGCGAACCTGTTCGTCCAGGTGCTGCGGGATCAACCGAATGCCGCGTCCGATCGCGTTGGCCACATACGAATCCACAGCTCCGGCCGCCCACGCGCTGTTTCGGATCGCGTCGCGGTTCCGTGTCAGCAGCTCCAGCCCGTGCGAGAACAGGAGCGTGTTGAGACCGAGATAGCTCGGGTTCCAGCCGTACCCACGCCTTCCTTTGCCGGCGGCGTCGAACGGCGTGGTTCCCATGCTCCGCGTGCCACGCGGCACGCGCGGCACGGACGGTGGCTCGTGGCCAGCGGCGCGGGCCAGCGACATCAGCGTCTCGATAGGCACTTTGCTTTACTGACCCCATCCCGAATTCGTGTAGATGCGCACCTGGCGGATCTGCTGTGGCCCGTTCTGCTGGGCAATGTCGTTGAGGATCAAGTTCCGCAGCTTGATGTAGTCGTCGACCGTGTCGAACTCGAAATCGCGGTCCTGGAAGCGGATTCGCTTCGCGCCCTGTTTCCGCGCGGCATCGAGGGCGTCGAGGTCAGCCTGGCTGAACGGCATTTAGATCTCCACCTTGAACCGAACCTGGTTGCGCGGCTGCGTCACCGGCGTCCGCTGCGCCTGTGGCCTTGGTTCTTTCACGGGCGACGCCGCCACGCGCCGCTCCAACTCCGCCCAGTGCTTCTCCTGAAAACGATCAATTCCGATCCGACCCGCCGCGGCGCGGGCGTAGACGCGGCAATCGAGGGCTTCATTGCGCTCGCGCATCTTCTGCCACTCGTGCCGTCGGTAGCCCTTCACCAGCTTCGTGACGAGCTGCTCAGCAGTGATCTGCTTGAAGTACTCGTCGCTGTACTTCGGAAAGTGGCAGTAGCCAGCCGGGAAGGGGACGCCTTCTTCGAGATCCTCGTCGGTGGGGCGCTCCAGGCGCAGCCAGCGGTACAGTTCCTCCTTCGCCATGCCGGAGTTCACTGGCCACACGCGAATCCCGCGTTTGATCCTGGCGCCCAGCGGGCCCACATCCACGGGCGACGCCGCACCCAGTAGGGCCGGTGCGCGCGAGTCGCCTTTGATTACCAGCACGCGGCCGCCCTGTCGCCGGGCCCACTGGTAGACCTCCGTGGTGGCGAATCCCGAATCGACGGCGAGCTGCAAGATGGGCAACTCCAAACCAGATGCAGTCGTGAATGTTTCGTTCAGCAGGCCCGTGAGCTTCTCCCACACCGCCGGGCGTGAAGTGTCGCCTTCGAACACGCGGTAATCGACTGACCAGGATTCCTTCACACGGCCCCACGCGGCAATCTCCACCTCGATGCGGTCCTTTTGAATGTCCGCACCCGCCGTCAGGAACAAGCCACCAGTTGGCACAACGCCGATTCGATAACCCTCCCGCCGGTCATACAGCTTCTGCCACTCGGGAGCTTCGCCGAGCAGCGTCCACGTCTCGCCCTGGACCGTGTTGACGAAGACCTGAAGCAGTGCCGGATTCTTCTGTGCCTGCTCGAACTGCTTGGCCGCATCACCCCAGGAAAACCAGCCTACCGGCGAGTAGAGGCTCGACAGGTGGAAGCCCGCCGTGCGCCCGTCACCGGCGGCTGCGGCACGCCATTGCCCACGCGGAAGCATCCATTGCTTCTGGTGATTCTGAATCTCCTCCCGACAGTGCTCGCAAACGTAGACGGCCTTCTCTGGTTCGCCCTTCGGCCACCGGAGCTGCGCGAACTTCAGAACCTGAAACTCGCGGCAGTGCGGGCACGGAACCCAGTAGCGTCGCTGGTCGCTCTCCTCGAAGGCCGCCTCGACCCGGCTCATGCCGGTGATCTTCGGCGTGGAGCATAGAAACACCTTGCGGCGCGCAAACGTGCGCGTGCGGGCCATGGCCAGGTTGACCGGATCGCCTTCGCCCTCGACGTCGCCCGGGTAGGCGTCCACCTCGTCGAGAAAGAGGAAGCGCGCCGCCATCGAGCGCAGGCCGACCGCCGAGTTCGCGCCTGTCATCACCAGCACACCGCCAGGGAACTCCTTCGAGAGAATCGTGTTCCCGGAGTCTCGCGAACGCGGACTCTGCACCAGGTCGCGCAGCACGTCCGATTCCTCGATCAGCGGATCGACGCGCTGCTTCGAGTTGCGCTTGGCCATCTCGACTGTGGGCTGCACGGCCATCATCGGTCCCGGCGCTTGGTGCACGACGTAGCCGATCCAGTTGTTGCCGCACTCTGTGCCGCCGATCTGCGCGCCCTTCATGAACACTACGCGTTCGATGGGCGATGACGGCGAGAGGCAATCCATGATTTCGCGCAGGTATGGCGTGCGATCCGTGCGCCAAGGGCCCGGCTCTGCCGACGCCCGTTGCGACAACTTCCGGTACTTGTCCGCCCACTGCGAGATGGTGAGCAGAGGATCCGGCCGGACGCCCGCGGCGGCGGCGCCGAAGTAGATCTGTTCAGCGCTGGCCGAGCTCATCGGCGAACTCCTCCAGGATGTTTCGCATCTCCGCGAGCATGATGCCGTGAACCTTCGCCATGTTCAGGCCATCGATCAATGCGAGGTCCACTCCACCGGCTGCCAACGCCGCACGAATCTCGGCGAGCACCGCGCCCACCACGCGATCCGGAACGCCGAGCACGCGGTCGCGGATCATGCGCGAGAAGTTGTAAGCCGCCACGCGCATCTCGTCGGCGTTGATCAGCTTCTTGATGCGCTCTTCGTAGGTCAGCTTCGCCAGGCGCGCCTCGTAGGCCTCCCGTACGGCGCGTGACTGCGCAAAGCTGGGCCCGGCAACCAGCGGTTCGACAGAGGCGGCGGCGCGCGGCGCGGTTTCCGGCTTGTTCACCGGACTGCTGTTGCGATTCCAATCGCGGTCCGCCTGTTCGACGTCGATCTTGCCGTCCACGATCCGAATCCGGCCCTGTTTGACGGCTTTCTCCACAGCCGTGTGGCTCACGCCCCGATGCTTGGCGTAACCGCGGATGCTCACCAAGGGCACGGTCTTTTCCTCGAACTTTCCGCTTGCTTCTTCGCGCACCCGAAGTGATGAATGGGTTCGCGATGATCACCAAGGACGAACTGATCAAGTGGGCCACCAGCGAGGCTTGGAAGCTCGATCGCTTCGGCCATCTGAAGAAGGAGTTTGAGAACGGCACCAACCGAATCAAGCTCAGTCGGATTGCCGCCCGCCACGAAATCTCGACGCCGTTCGGATGGGCTCGCCTCCGGAGCGGCTATTACAAGGACCTAAGCATTACCGCCGACGGGAAACTCGCCGGCATGACTCGTTAACAAGGAGAAATCGAACCATGAGACTGTTTGCCATCGATACCGACAACAACATCACGGCCTTCCCTGCCGCCGAGCAGATCCCCGAAGGCCAAGAGCACTTTGCCAGCGAGAAGGAACTCGCCAAGCTCGCCACGACCTGGCCCGGCGACCGTCTGATCCAGGTATGGAATGGCTTCGCCGGCGTCACGCCCTTCGACGAACTCAAACCGGTCAAGAAATTCACGGACCGCAAGAGCGCCGTGGCCCGGATCTGGAAGGCCATCCAACGCCTGGACGCCGCCCCCGCGCCCCAGGCCGCCAACGTTGCGACGAAGACCAAGAAGTCGAGGAAGGCTACCAAGGTCGCGGACGGCGCGCCCACGGCGCGCGAGGGCAGCAAGAAGGCCACGGTCCTCGAACTGGTCCGCCGGCCCGGTGGCGCGACTCTCAAAGAGATCATGGCCGCCACTTCGTGGCAGGCTCACAGCGTACGCGGCTTCATCTCCGGCAGCCTCACCAAGAAGATGGGCCTCAAAATCGAGAGCATTAAACGCGAAGATGGCGAGCGCGCTTACGTCGCGCATTAGCAAACCAACCTCCAAACCCGCCTTCCGCCGCCGGCCAACACGGTCGGCGGTTTCTTCGTTCATCACGCAGATTCCGCTTGATCGTTTCCGGCTTCCGAGTGATGAATCGTCATGCAAGGAGATGAACACGATGGCACGCACCAAACAGAGCAGAACGAACGCAACACCAGGATTCGCAATCGAGATCAAGGACGACACCGAGCTTGGGCTCGCGATGCTGATCGCCGACCTGGGCGACGGCCACTACCAACCGATCGGCGTGGTGGTCAGCATCAACGAGGCCCGCGAGATCGCTGCCAGCGACATGCGCGGCCGCATGCGCGACTTGGAAGCCGGAGGGACACCAGCTTGCCCGGAAAGCTACGTGGTCTGGGCGCAGGGACTCGAAGGCGACTACCGCGAAGTGAAGCGCCTGATGCCGTAACCAATCCAGCAACGAACCCCTCCTGCCGCCGCCTAGCTCAATCGCCGGCGGCGGTTCTGTTCTTCATCTCCTCGGTAATGGCGGCAAGCCGCTCATGGACCAGTTCCTCCCGCAGTTTGCACTCACCAGCGCGGACGTACGTCCCGTTGATCCTGGCGATGATCCGATTCTCGAGTTCCGCCAGTTCCTTCCGGACTTCCGCCAGCAGTGCCCGGTTCTGCAAGCTGACATATGTGGCGATCAGACCGGAGACCAGTCCAGTTACCGGAATCAGAAACTGAAATAGATGATCGTTCACTTTCCCTCTGCAGAATGCGGAGTTCCGCTGACCAATCCGATAGCGCGAGACAAAGCCCCTGAACATCTGGGTGACCACCCCGGAGCAACGCTTCGATATCGGCGATCTCAGTGCGGCACCGCGCCATCTCGCGTTCCATGTCCGCTGTTACTTCGGCGTCACGACCGCAGGCGGCGGCTTCGGCGCACATTTGTGACCTGTCTTTGCGAGGCATCCGATCTGATGGCCCACTTTCTTCACACCGTGGACGGTCTTCTGTACTCCGATGACCACGAGCGCGACCGCCATCGAGGCCACTAGGATTCCTGGAGTTGGCATTGAGCCTCCTGTTCCGGCCGGCACGCGTCCGCGAAAGGGCGCCCGCTTTCGGCGTGCTGAGCCTGCTTGCCCGAGTATTCCTGCCACCGCCGGATGATCACATCGCAGTACTTCGGCTCCATCTCGATCAGCCGCGCCTGGCGGCCCGACCGCTCGCACGCGATCAGCGTCGAACCCGATCCGCCGAACGGATCGAACACTGTGTCCCGGCTCTTGCTGGAGTTGCGCAACGCGCGGTCCACCAACTCCACAGGCTTCATCGTGGGGTGCAGATCGTTGGCCACCGGCTTCTTGATGAACCAAACGTCGCCCTGGTCCCGCGCGCCGCACCAGAAGTGGTCCGTGCCTTCCTTCCACCCGTAGAGCATCGGTTCGTACTGCCGCTGGTAATCCGACCGCCCCATGGTGAACGTGTTCTTGGCCCAGATGACGAACGTGGACCAGTGGCCGCCCGCCTCGGTGAACGCCCGGTACAGCGTGTGCAACTCCGACGACGACATGCAGATGTAGATGGCGCCCTTGGTCACGGCGAGCATGTTGACGCAGGCGTCGCGCAGGAACTGATCGAAGCCTGCGCCGAGATCGTCATTGGCGATCTTCCGCTTCTTCCCGCGGAGCTTGTCCTTCATGGTCGCGCCGTAGTTCACGTTGTACGGAGGGTCGGTGAAGGTCACGTCGGCGAGGCCGCCGGCCAGGACCTTCTCGACAGCTTCCATATGGGTCGAGTCGCCGCAGAGCAACCGGTGCTCGCCCAGCACCCACACATCGCCGGGCATGGTGACGGCCGTCTCCGGCAACTCCGGCGCGGCATCCTCGTCGGTGTTCCCTTCAACGACCTGATCGGGATCGCGCAGCAGGTCTTCGATTTCCTCGTCCGTGAAGCCGACGATGTCGAGGTCGAAGCCGTCCTCTCGCAACGACTCCAACTCCACCTTCAACATCTCCTCGTCCCACCCGGCGTCGAGCGCCAGGCGGTTATCGGCCAGCACCAGCGCCCGGCGTTGCGTTTCGGTGAGGTGCCCGAGGACGACCACGGGCACCTCGGTCATTCGGAGCTTCCGCGCTGCAAGCAGGCGGGCGTGGCCGGCGATGATGACGCCGTCTGATCCGATCAGGATCGGGTTGACGAACCCAAACTCGGCGATCGACGCTGCAACCTGCGCAACCTGCTCGTCCGAGTGGGTGCGCGCATTGCGGGCGTAAGGGATCAGCCGCTCGACCGGCCACGTAACTACCTGCAGGTTCGTCATCGGGTTGGGCTACTGCTTGGCGAGATGAGCACCCAGAGCCGATGCCACGGCTTCCTGGTGCGGAACCGGAGTCTGGCCGGCGCTGAATGCGGT